ACCGTGGACGGTGTAGGTTCTAAAGGTGCACTTCATGGCTTAACTAAGTTTAGCATGGAAGACGCTCCAGCTAACAGCTTTTTTTTAGAGTACTTAGCAAGACCACAAACCGCAGAGATATTCTTTGAGGACGTTCTAATGGCCTGTGTGTTTTACGGGATGCCTATACTCGCAGAGAATAATAAACCTCGTCTATTGTATTATTTTAGAAGACGTGGTTACAGAGGGTTTAGTATGAACAGACCTGATAAAATATGGAACAAATTATCTGTAGCTGAAAAAGAAGTAGGTGGAATACCTAATTCAAGTGAAGATATAAAACAAGCTCATGCTGCTGCAATTGAAATGTATATTCAAGCGCACGTAGGTATGAAACAAGATGGTTCATTTGGAGATTGTTATTTTAACGAGCTGTTAAACGACTGGTCAAGATTTGATATAAATAAAAGAACAAAGCATGATGCATCTATTAGTTCTGGTTTAGCTATTATGGCTAATAACAGAAATTTATATAGACCAAACGCAACCGTAGAAAAACAAAAAATAAACATAAACATAGCTAAGTATAGTAATACTGGTTATAATTCTAAAATAATAAAATAAATATGGCAGAGTCTGTTATAAAAAGTTATTTTCCAAGTCAAGCTGTAAGCGATGCTGAAAAGCTTAGCTACGATTATGGTTTAAAAGTTGCTAAAGCAATTGAAACCGAGTGGTTTTACAACGATTACAACCAATCAAGATACACAACAAATAAAAATCATTATCACAATTTAAGGTTATACGCTAGAGGAGAACAGTCTGTACAAAAGTATAAAGACGAGTTATCTATTAATGGTGATTTATCTTACCTTAATTTAGACTGGAAACCAGTGCCTATTATACCTAAATTTGTAGATATAGTTGTTAACGGTATTGCTGATCGTATGTACGATATAAAAGCTTCTTCACAAGATCTTCTTAGTGTAAATAAAAAAACTAAATATTTACAAGACATATTGTCAGATATGAGCTTGCAAGGTTTAAATGATTACAATAGAGAAGTGTTTGGTATTAACACTAGAAAAACAGATCTACAAGAACTTCCAGAAACACAAGAAGAAGTACAGCTTCACATGCAGTTAAACTACAAGCAAAATATAGAAATAGCTGAAGAGCAAGCGTTAGAAGTTTTAATGCGCGGAAATAACTATAATCTAACTTCAAAACGTTTTTATTATGATTTAACAGTTTTAGGTNTTGGTGCTGTAAAAACTAGCTTTAACACCTCAGAAGGTGTTACTATAGATTATGTTGATCCTGCAGATTTAGTTTACTCATACACTGAGTCACCATACTTTGATGATATATATTACGTCGGTGAAGTTAAAAAAATACCTATAAACGAGCTTGTAAAAGAGTTTCCTTTTTTAACACAGGAAGAATTAGAGGATATTCTTAAAAACAAAAACTATCATCAAACTAATTATAATCAAGGATCTGCTCAATATAAAGAAATAGACAATAACAAAGTTCAAGTTTTATATTTTAATTATAAAACATATATGAACGAAGTTTACAAAGTTAAACAAGTTGGTAGTGGAGCAGATAAGGCAATAGAAAAAGATGATACTTTTGATCCACCTAACGGTAAAGAAGGTGAATTTACAAGATTACAAAGAGCTATTGAAGTTTTGTACGAAGGAGCTTTAATACTAGGTACTAATAAGCTTTTAAAGTGGGAAATATCAAAAAACATGTTAAGGTCTAAGAGTGATTTTAACAAAGTAAAAATGAACTACTCTATTGTAGCGCCAAGAATGTACAAGGGTAAAATAGAAAGTTTAGTAAAACGTATTACTGGTTTTGCTGATATGATACAGCTAACTCATTTGAAGTTACAGCAAGTAATGGCTCGTATGGTGCCAGATGGTGTTTATTTAGACGCAGATGGCTTGGCGGAGGTTGACTTAGGTAACGGTACTAATTACAACCCACAAGAAGCGTTAAATATGTTTTTTCAAACAGGATCCGTAATTGGTAGATCGTATACTGGTGATGGTGATGTGAACGCTGGTAAAGTACCTATACAAGAAATAACTAGTGGTAGTGGTGGTAACAAGATACAAGCTCTTATTACAAACTACAACTACTATATGCAGATGATAAGAGACACTACGGGTCTTAATGAAGCTAGAGATGCTGCAACTCCAGACAAACACGCTTTAGTTGGCGTGCAAAAACTAGCTGCCGCAAACAGCAACACGGCAACAAGACATATATTAGATGCTGGTTTATTTTTAACTTCTGAAACTGCGGAAAAATTATCACTTAGAATATCTGATGTGTTAGAATACTCTCCTACAAAAGAAGCTTTTGTAAATGCAATAGGTGTTAATAACGTTTCTATATTAGAAGAAGTAAAAGAATTATATTTGTATGACTTTGGTATATTTATAGAATTACAGCCAGATGAAGAGCAAAAAGCAATGCTTGAAAACAACATACAAGTTGCGTTGTCTCAACAAACTATAGATCTTGAAGATGCTATTGACGTGCGTGAGGTTAAAAATTTAAAACTAGCGAATCAGCTTTTAAAAATACGTAGAAAAAGAAAACAACAAAAAGATCAAGAAATAGCTCAGCAAAACATACAAGCACAGGCAAATGCAAATACTCAAACGCAACAAGCTGCTGCACAAATGGAAATGCAAAAAAATCAAATTATAACACAAAACAACGCGCAGTTAGAACAAATAAAAGCGGAGTTACAGTCTAATAAAATGATCCAAGAGGTTGCTCATAAAAAAGAGTTAATGCAATTAGAGTTTCAAATGAGTATGCAGTTAAAGAATATGGAAGATCAAGGCGTGAAAAACAAAGAAAATCAAAAAGAAGATCGTAAAGACGAAAGAACTAGAATACAAGCTTCTCAACAAAGTGAACTTATAGACCAAAGAAAAAGTGACAAACCACCTAAAAACTTTGAGTCTGCAGGTAATGATATACTAGGAGGAGGTTTTAATTTAGGTTCTTTTGATCCTAGATAACAATTATTAATTATTATTATATTATATTATGGCAAAAAAGAAAACAAAAGAAGTAGTAAAAAAGGCTACTGAAGACAACATAACAAAAGTTGATCTTAAAAGTAAAAATGAGGATGACAATATCATCAAGGTAAATTTAGAAAAACCACCAACACCAAAAGAAAATGAAAATACAGAAGAAGTTACAAAAGATAACGCTGACGACAGCGGAGTGGTTGAGCTCGTTGAAAATGCCGACACCACAGAAAAACAAGAAGAAGTACAGCCGCAAGAGCAAACACAAGAAAATTCAGTATTAGAAGAAATAACTGAAAAAGAGGTTAAAGAAGAAACACAAGAGTTAGCTGAAAAGGTTGAAGAAGCTGTAGTCGAAGCTCAAGAAAAAGATGAAGCACTTCCAGAAAATATACAAAAACTAGTTGATTTCATGGAGGAAACTGGTGGTAACATTGAGGATTATGTTAGGTTAAACCAAGACTACAACAGCTTAGATGATAAAACTCTATTAAAAGAATACTATAAACAAACTAAAAAACATCTTACAGATGACGAGATTAGTTTTTTAATGGAAGATTCATTTTCTTATGACGAAACAGAAGATGAAGAAAAAAATATTAAAAGAAAAAAATTAGCGTTTAAAGAGCAAGTTGCCAACGCTAAAAGCCACTTAGACGGGCAAAAGTCTAAATACTATAAAGAAATCAAAGCTGGGTCAAAGTTGACTCAAGAACAAAAAAAAGCTGTTGATTTTTTTAGTAGATATAACAAAGAATCAGAAGACAATCAAAAAACTGCTGAGCGTCAAGCTAGTACTTTTAGATTAAAATCTGACAATTTATTTGATAAAAACTTTAAAGGTTTTGAATATAATGTCGGTGATAAAAAGTACAGGTTTAATGTTAAAAATACAAACGAAGTAAAAGAAACTCAAAGCGATATTACTAATTTTACCAAGAAGTTCTTGAATAAAAATAATGAAATGTCAGATGCTAAAGGTTATCATAAATCTTTATTTACAGCAATGAATTCTGATGCTGTTGCAAAACACTTCTACGAACAAGGCAAAGTAGATGCTTTAAAAGAAAGTATTGCTAAAGCTAAAAATGTTGACATGAATCCAAGACAAGCTTTTGGTGAAGTTGAAACTGGTGGAGTAAAAGCAAGAGTGTTAGGTAGTGATTTTTCTGATTTTAAGTTTAAAATTAAAAACAATAAATAAATAATAAATTTAAAAAAACAAAATTATGGCAATTACTGCAGGAGGTAATTTAAATAGTGTTCCAAGTTCACAACAACAAACACTATCTTCAAATTATCTAGATTTGGCGTCAACAGCGGGACAAGGCTGGGCGCAACAATATTTACCAGACCTAATGGAAAAAGAAGCAGAGATTTTTGGAAACAGAACTATCTCAGGATTTCTTAATCAAATTGGGGCTGAAGAGGCTATGACAGCTGACCAAGTAGTTTGGTCTGAGCAGTCAAGACTACATATTTCACTTAAAGGTACTATTGATTTAGACGGTAACGTTGATTCATCAGGTGCTAAAGGTAAGTTTACAGTTGTAACTGATATTGATGGTAACATTGCTGGCGATGGTTTTGTTATTGCAGATCACGGTGTTAGAAATCATGACATCGTTTTACTGGCTACTGCTGGTAAAGTTTCAAGATGTTTAGTTGTTAAAATTGATGGTTCAGCAATTGGACTTAGATCTTACGGTGAAGATGTTTTAACTGGACATTCTGAAACGGCAAGCGCTGCTACATTATTGGTTATTGGTTCTGAGTTTAAAAAAGGCGATGACTATGACGGTGTTACAAAAAGAACTGCCAATGAACCTACTTTTAAATCATTTTCTAACAAACCAATTATTTTAAAAGATTACTACGAAGTTTCAGGTTCTGATGCTTCAAGAATTGGTTGGGTAGAAGTAGCTTCTGAAAATGGAGGTGCTGGTTACATGTGGTATATGAAAGCTGAGTCTGATACTAGAGCTCGTTTTGCAGATTACCTAGAAATGTCTATGCTGGAAAGTGTTAAAACTTCTAATTCAACTAACGTTGATACTGAGCTAGGACAAACTGCTAACAAATCTGGTACTGAAGGTTTATTCGCTGCTATCACTGATAGAGGTAATGTTACTTCTGGTGTTACTGGTGTTAACGCTTCTACTGATTTAGCTGAATTTGATGCTATCTTAGCTGAGTTTGACAAGCAAGGTGCTATTGAAGAAAACATGATGTTCGTAAACAGAGCTACGTCTCTTGCGATGGATGACATGTTAGCTTCAATGAATTCTTACGGTGCTGGTGGTACTTCTTACGGAGTATTTAACAACTCTGAAGATATGGCATTAAATTTAGGTTTTTCTGGTTTCAGACGTGGATCTTACGATTTCTACAAGTCTGACTTTAGATACTTAAATGATTTAGCTACAAGAGGTGGTATTAATGCTGCTGCAACTTCTGATGCTATTAGAGGAGTTATTGTTCCTGCTGGAACTTCAACTGTTTACGATCAGCAATTAGGATCAAACTTAAAGAGACCATTTTTACACGTTCGTTATAGAGCTTCACAAACTGACGATAGAAGAATGAAAACTTGGGTTACTGGTTCTGTTGGATCTGCTACATCTGCTTTAGATGCAATGCAAATACACTTTTTATCTGAAAGATGTTTAATTACACAAGGTGCTAACAATTTCATGTTAATGAAATAAGCACAACTATTGAAAGAACCGGGGCTTCGGCCTCGGTCCTTTTTTTTATTAATTTTTATTATATTATATTATGGCTAAAAAAGCAAAAACAAAAGCTTCGTACCAAGGAGATCCTGGTGACGAGCATATAGAAACAATAGCAGTTAAAGAAACTGTTAAACCGGTTATGGAAACACCAAAACCAAAAGTTAAAAAAGATGATTGGGTAATTGAAGATAAGGTTTATTACTTAACCAACAAAAGAAGACCACTTTCTTACGCTATTAAGTCTGCTGGTATATACTTTTTTGATGAAAAACAACGCTATGAAAGAGAGTTAAAATATTGCGAAAACCAAATTACATCTTTTGTAGATGAAATGAAAGGAGATCAAAGATTATCTCACATTATATTTAGAAACGGAGCATTACACGTTCCAAGAAATAAACAAACTTTACAAAAACTACTTTCTATTTACCATCCTGGAAAAGGAGTTTTATTTGAAGAGTACAAACCAGTTGAAGAAGCTGCTGATGAAATAGAGTGGTTAGAATTAGAAGTTGACGCTTTAATGGTTGCTAAAGAAATGGAGATAGGAATGGCAGAGGCAATTATGCGTACTGAAAGCGGTTCTAAGGTATCTAACATGAGCTCTAAGGAACTTAGAAGAGATTTACTTATATTTGCTAAAAGAAATCCAGCTTTGCTATTAGAATTAGCTCAAGATGAAAACGTTGTTTTAAGAAATTTTGGAATTAGAGCTACTGAAAGTGGTATACTAAACATTTCTCCTGACAACAGAACGTTTACTTGGGCCTCTAACAATAGAAAGTTAATGAACGTACCATTTGACGAGCATCCATATTCAGCTTTAGCTGCTTGGTTTAAAACTGATGAAGGTATGGAAATCTATTCAAATATAGAAAAACAATTACAATAATCAAACTGTAGGAGCGGTCGCTCTAAGGGGCGATCGCAAACTACAATAAAGAAATATGATATTAATAGACACAGTGTATCAAAAAGTATTAGCAATAGCTAACAAAGAGCAAAGAGGTTATGTAACACCTCAAGAGTTTAACTTGTTTGCTAACCAAGCGCAAATGGAAATATTTGAACAATATTTTTATGACATAAATCAATTTAAAAAAACGCCTGGTAACTCAACAGAATACTCTAATCCTGTAGATATTTTAGAAGAAAAATTATCTGCTTTTGAAAAATTTAAAATTTCCCCTAGTAGCGTTAGTAGCAGTGTTGTAACCTTGCCTACAGACTTGTATAGATTAGGGACTGTGTTTTCTACTGTTGTTACATCTAACCCAATAGTTGAAAAAGTTGATAAAAAAAATATTCAATTAATTGTAAACTCACCCCTAACAGAACCGTCAAATTCAAGACCTGTGTTTATCTACCAGTCACCAAACACAGATGGTGTGTCTAGAATAAAACTTTTTCCAACAGGAACAACTTACACTACATCTAACATAAGCGTTAATTACGTTAAAAAACCAACTACAGTTAAGTGGACTTATGTGGTTATTAATGACAAAGCAGTTCATAATTCTGGCGCAAGTGATTTACAAAACTTTGAACTTCACGAATCAGAAGAAGTAGAACTTGTGAACAAAATATTACAACTAGCTGGCTTGTCAATAAAAGACTATCAACTAGCTCAAGCAGCTACTAATAAAGAAATGAATACTGTTTCACAAGAAAAACAATAAATAAATGGGATTATTAGACAGTCAAAACCAAACTCAATATCAAGCAGGCACTTTAGGTGGTTATCAATTTACTTCGTTACAAAACGTTATAGATCAATTTATAATTGCTTATGTTGGTGAAGGTAAAATAATACCAAAAGTAAATAAAGTTGATATCGCCTTTCATGCTCAAAGAGCCTTACAAGAACTATCGTTTGACACTTTTAAATCTACAAAAGCACACGAAATAAAAGTGCCAAGCAATTTGCAAATGTTATTACCACAAGACTACGTAGGTTACGTAAAGTTGTCTTGGAGTGATGCAGCAGGAATAGAACATATTTTGTATCCTGCTATTAAAACTTCAAACCCTAAAAATATAAAACAAAACGCTGACGGTACCTATAACTTAAATAGTGATGAGTTAGACTTTGATGCTGAGTCAGACACTTGGACTGCCTACAAGTCACATACTCCAACTGAAAATGAAAACGACTATAGTGATGGTACTTACGATTTAATGGTAAGCGAAATATATGGTATTGACCCGGCTCATGCACAGACAAATGGAAGTTTTTATATAGACGAGCTTGCTGGTAAAATACATTTTAGCTCTAATATATCTAATAAAACTTTAATATTAGAATATATAAGCGATAGTCTTGGTACTGATGCTGAGATGCAAGTGCATAAGTTTGCTGAAGAAGCAATGTACAAGAGTATAGCTTATGCTGTTATGTCTACAAGAGCTAACGTACCAGAATACATTGTAAATAGATTTAGAAAAGAAAGAAGAGCAGAGGTTAGAAAAGCAAAGCTTAGACTATCAAATATAAAATTAGAAGAATTAACTCAAATACTTAGAGGTAAATCTAAGTGGATAAAACACTAATATATGCCGGAGATTAAGAATAGCTTTTTTCAAGGTAAAATGAACAAAGACCTTGATGAAAGATTAGTACCTAATGGACAATATAGAGATGCGCTTAATATAGAGGTGTCAACATCAGAAAGTGATGACGTTGGAACTGTTCAAAGCGTTAAGGGTAATACCTTGGTGTCTGGTGATATTGTACCTACAGGTAGTTCTATAGTTGGTGAAATTGCTGAAGAAAAAAACAACTGTATATATTATTTTGTAGCAGGGCCAAAAACTGACCCAAGTAGCTTTAGTTCTAGCGACACACAACCTACCGTCAGTAAAGATTTAATACTAAAATACGATGGTAGTGCTATAACAAACGTGTTTACAGATGTATATAGTTATCTAGCTGTTTTTGATACTGGTAGTACAGATCTTAGTTTTGATGTAGCAACGCAAACTATTACTGTTCCAAATACAAACGCTTACAAGAAAAACATGGTTACTAATATGTATGTAAATGTTTTTGATACTAGCGGCGTTGAGTATGTTAGAAACAATAGAATAATAACTGTTGCAAATGCTGTATTAACTCTTGAGAATAAGATAGATGATTTAGATACTATTGCTATTACAAATCTAGTACTACACATAACACACAAAGAAAACAAAAGACCTTTAAACTTTGACCCAGCATATCCTGTGACTGGTATAAACATAGTTGATGATTTTTTAATGTGGACAGATAATAATTCTGAACCTAAAAAAATATCTATATCAAGGTCTATTGCTGGAACTTTAACAGGTGATGAGGGCAGAAGAAAACCTACAAAACTCTACATAGACGGTGAGTTTGATGTAAATGGAGATCTATATGGTAATAGTTATCCAATAACAAAAGGTAAAAGAGCAGACGAAAGTCACACTACTGTTATAAGAAAATCTCCAATAAACTCCCCAGACATAAACATAAAAGAACAAAGAACTAAAGCAGATGGAAGTTCTATAATTGGTGTAACTACAGATATATTAAGTATGGGTGGTGTTTCTGAAGGTGATTTTATTGAAGTAAAAATAGCTCCTGGAAAAAATCCTTTTTTAGTCAATGATGTGTTGCATTTAAAAGCGGGTAGTACGCCTACCGCAGCAGATTTTGACGTAAGACTAAAAATTGTAAATTTAATAGGTAATAAAATATTTAAAGCTAAAGTTTTAGCTAATGGTGTTTCAGGTACTTCTGTATTTAACACGTTTCTTTTTAAAGAAGAAAGTGATTTGTTTAAAGATAAATTTTCATTTTTTGCAACTAGATTTAAATATATAGATGGTGAGTATTCTACTTTTTCACCGTTTACTCAAGCTGCTTTTTTACCTAGTAATTTTGTTTACGATACAAAAGAGGCTTTTAATACAGGTATGGTAAACAAAATAGAAGAAATTGAACTAACAAATATAATACCTGAAGATATACCTGAAGACGTTGTTCAAGTAGACATATTGTACACAGAATCTAATAATCCAGAAATATACAAAGTTGACAGTGTTAGAAGAGACAGTACTATTGATTTCAATTGGAAAAAAAATAATTATGTTATATCTAAAGAAAACATATATTCTTTATTAGAAGAAAAACAATTATTAAGACAATGGGATAATGTTCCTAAAAAAGCTTTAGCACAAGAAATAGTAGGTAATAGAATAGTATACGCTAACTACGAGCAGGGTTATGATTTAGAAAATCAAAATATAGATTTAGAAGCTTATATAGATGATAGAGTTTTTACAGGCCCTGAGCTTTTACCTAATAGACATTTAAATGCGCACTTTGACAGCTATGCAACTACCCCTGCTAATACTACTAAATTTACGCATGCTAAAGGTGTTAACGATAAAACGGCTGGCGTTGTTAACGTTGATGGAACAGGAGTAGCTCAATTTGTAAAACTACACACAGATGTTGCTTTAGGTCTTGAAAATGATGCTGAGTACTACTATAGTTTTAAAGTAAGTAACTGGTCACAAACTCCTGGTATAAATGCTGTTTTAGAAGGCCCAGCATTGATGTCAGGAGACAACACTACTGGTAAGTATGGTGATTTTGCTAAACAAATAACCGGTGATGGAAACTACTACGGTGTAATGGCTATAAACTTAGATAGAAGCACAGGTGGTAATACTTTTTCTAATAGCCCAACTGTTAGAGATTTTATGTTTCAAATAAAAAGTATTGGTTTTCTATGCACTATAAGTCATTTTTCATTAAAAAAAATAGTAACAAATAACAAACAGTCTGTAAAATCTTTAAGAAACTATAAACTTGGTGTTGTTTATGCAGATGAGTATGGTAGACAAACTCCAGTTTTAACAGGTAAAACAACAAGTGTATCTGTTTCAAAAAACAATGCTAAGCATATAAACTGTATTAAGTCTACTATAAAAAGTAATCCTCCGACTTGGGCTACACATTTTAAATATTTTGTAAAAGAAACTAGTAGTGACTACAACAATATAGCTCTTGATAGAATTTACAGGTCAGGTGATGAGGGTTATTGGCTTTCATTTCCATCTTCAGAAAGAAACAAAGTAGATGAAGACGATTTTTTAATATTAAAAAAGTCTCACAATGATTCAATTGCTGTTGAGAATCCTGAAGCAATATATAAAGTTTTAGACATATCTAATAACGCTCCAGATTTTATTAAAACAAATAGAAACACTATTGGAGAAGGTGGTGGTAGTGCAGATATTAACAATGATTTATTTCAAAATGTTAGTACTAGACCTTTAGTTGGTTCAAACACTATATCTTTCAATAAAGATTCTTGGGTAGTTATAGAGGCAAATAATGACTTATCTGAATTAATAGCATCAAAAGATTTAGTTTTCAAATTTAAAAACAATATCAATCAAGTTTCAGAAACTTATAGTGTAGACTCTATACAAATAGTTGATTTTGGTGGTAGTGATCACTATCAAATAAAAACTGAAAATCCTTTTATAGCAAGTGATATTGACTTTATAATTGCTGCAAACGGTAGTGATATTGAAACTAATGTGAAAATAGAATTTTTTACGTCAAAACTAGAAAATAAACCTGAGTTTGATGGTAGGTTTTTTGTAAAAGTAAATTCAGATTCTTTTATTACAACAAGTGTTTACGAAAATTCTACTAATACTATTACAGCTCAAGTAGTAGCAAACATACCAAGTTTTTACAAGCAAGATTCTGTTGCTTATAAATTAAAAACTCAATATGACAATGTTAGTCAAATAACTAATTCTTTATGGAATGGTTATACAACTATGGTTGCCGATCCTACAACAAACTTAGTTTCTATAAATGATCTTGAGTCAGTTTCTGCTTGGAACGATTTAACACACGCTGACTTTAAAGATAATTATGTACCATTTCCAAATTTGCTTTTTAATGATACTCTTTACTATGAAGCAAGACCTTGGTTTGAAAGTGGTGATAGAAGAAGTGGAGTTAATAATCAAGAAGCTGGTGATGGTAAAAACTTATATAAAGCAAATACTAGAACTACAGTCGCGGCAACACTACATATTAATTACAGTGGTGGTTTTACCGCTCTTGCAGAGTCACAAATAGGTAATAATGGAGTTGGAATTACTAACAACATAGTAGGCGTGGATCAGTCAAGCGCACTTGTAAGTGTTTCTACTGCTGGATTGTTAAAACACGCCGCGTACTCATACAGCTACGGTTTGTTTCAATCACAACAAACTTCTGGTACTAATAGAAATTATAGTATATACGGGTCTGTAGGTGCTTATATGAAGTTTTTAAGGTTATTTAAATACGGGGTTGCTGGTGCGGATGATGACTTAGGATTAACAGGTAGTTATAGTAGCAATTGGTTTATAGACAACACTTCTTTTGTAGGTATACAAAAAAACACAAGTTACAACCCTGAAACTGATGGCATTTATTTACCTTACCACAGAGTTGTTCATTACGAGTTAAACACTGGGAATATTTTAGAAAAAGCAAAAACAGACGGCACAAACAGTACTGTTCGAGCTATGAATGATTATGAAAGAGTTGGTAGAGGAATATATGAAGCAGAAGATTATGATGAAGATGCAGACACAAACATATATGGAACCTTGTTTCATGTTGAGCATGAATTCTACATGCAGCTTTCTTATGGTGGGTTTGAAGATGATATAGATCATGGTAGTTTTGACCCATCAAACTTAAGCTCTGTTGAAGCTGGGCTTCAAAACAAAGGTTGGCAAAGTAATAGTGCTGTTTTTCAAAACATGGTTAACTCTATTAAAATTGGTGCTAAATTTAGTTTTACACAAGATCCTCAATCTGAAGAATATGAAATATTAGATTTTAAAGTTGTAAAAAGATACAACCACACTCCATTCCCTGGTAATAGCACGATGTATTATCAATATTTTGACGATAATACTGGCGTAGAAAATGTAACGTTTGGTGATTTAAGAGATCTAAGTTCAACTAAAAAGTTTAGAGCTAGAAAAGATCACGACGATGCAGATAATTTTGATTTAATCACGTTAGGTACTAGTGGTACTATAGTGCAAGACTCTATAGCAGATGAAGAAAAAAGATTTTTAAGAGGTAGCAACAGACGTTTAACATATATACTTAAATTAGATAAACTACCAGGTAGAGGCGGATCTTGGTTTCCTGCTAATGAAACAGGCACTAATGATGCAACTTTAATGGATGGTAATAGTAGTCAAGTGATTCAGTTTGTGGGTGATATTGTGAGTGAAGAAACACAGTTAACAACAAACAATCCAGCTGTATTTGAAACAGAGCCAAAAACAACAGAAGGTTTAGATATATATTATGAAGCTAGTGATTTTTATGACATAAAAGATCATGGAGTTACTCAAGATTTAAAATACTTTAATTGTTATTCTTTTGAAAACGGTGTTGAGTCAAATAGAATAAAAGATGTCTTCAACAAACCTACTGTAGGTAAAGGTATAGTTGCTTCAACAACTTTAGATGAAGTTTACAAAAAAGATAATAGAGTTAGCGGTTTAATATTTTCTGGTATATACAACTCTACTAGCAACGTAAATAATTTAAATCAATTTATACAAGCCGAGAAAATTACTAAAGATGTAAACCCAACTTATGGTAGTATACAAAAACTACATACTAAAGATTCTAATCTTTTAGTGTTATGTGAAGATAAAGTTTTAAAAATACTAGCAAACAAAGATGCAGTGTTTAATGCTGATGGTAATCCTCAGTTGACAGCAAATAAAAACGTTTTAGGCCAAACAATACCTTATGCTGGTGAGTTTGGTATATCTAAGGATCCAGGGTCTTTTGCTTCACAATCACACAGATCTTATTTTACAGATAAACAAAGAGGTGCTGTGCTTAGATTATCAATAGATGGTTTAACAACTATTTCACAATATGGTTTAGCTGACTTTTTTAAAGATGAATTATCTTCTTCAACTGCTCTAGTTGGTAGTTATGATACTAGAAAAAATGAATATAATATAAAGATTGATAGTACAACTGACTATATTGTTAGTTTTAATGAAAACACGAAAGGTTGGTCAAGCTTTAAGTCTTTTACAGGTATGCAGGCTGGTGTAAGTTTTAATAATAATTATTATACTTTTAATGACGGTGAGCTTTATAAACACCACTCAAATGAAACAAGATGTAATTTTTATGGAGCTACTACTCAACCTTACGTAGAAGTTGTTTTTAACACAAGTCCTTACGAAAACAAAAGGTTTAAAAATATAATTTACGAAGGAAGTCAAGGTAAGGTAGACTTGTTAGACGTTACGTCTGACGGATCAGACGCTGATGTTTACAATATCAATGCTAAAGCAGGTTGGTTTGCAGAAACTATAACAACACCAACTCAATCAGGTGCTGTTAATGAATTTTTAGAAAAAGACAATAAATGGTACAACTACATAAAAGGAGAAGCCGTTACAGCTAGTAATATAGACACTAGTGATTTTAACGTACAAGGTCTTGGTATAATAACAAGTAATACAGCATCATCATAATATGGCAATAAATTTAGGATTAAACATAACTACAAATACAAAAACAGACCATACTGTAAGTATAGTTGCTAGCTCTGGTATTACTCTTTCTACCGTTAACTCTACTGTACAAAGATTAGTTGGTTCTGCAACTGAAAATGTTACAAAGGAAATATGCACGGTTACATTTACAGCTAATGAAAACTTTTACTATTCAAAAGCTCCCGACTTTAAATTTAACTTTAATAATGGTGATTTATTAATAACAAGCACTACTACTGAAAACTCTTTAGAAAGAATAACGCAAAAAGTTTTTGTAATTAGCGCTAAAGCTGGTGTTAATACAATATACAACAATTTAAATTTTAACGAAAGCATAGGTTCAGACGAAAACGTAGGTATTAATAGTACAATTATAAAAGAAATAAGCGGTGTGTTTTTAGACACATCTGACATTCCAACTGGAGGACAAACAAGACAACTTGTTGTTAACGGTGCTGAAAATTCTGAGTTTTCATTTTTTTTAAAAAGAAACTCTGACAACCACACTTATGATTTTGCAACTAACACTTTTACATCGTCCTCTACAACTTCAGGTGTTATAGTTATAGATAGTCTTGGTGTTTCAGAAACAAGTTTTGTGATACCTAGCTCAACATCTTTAGTTTCTTATTCATTGCAAATAAGCGTTAGTGATTCTGGTTTAACTGTTTTACCAAGCTCTTTAGCAGGTGTTTTTACTTTTAACCAAGTAAACAATGTTACAGTAGTTTTTACTTGTGTTTCTGCTGACAGCTCTTACTCTGGTACTCACGGGGCTTTACCGTCATCAACAACTATAAATGGTGTTAATTCAGGCTCTTCTAACCAGAACACATCGATAGCACTACAACCAAAACTAAACACTAAAGCGCTTAAAATAGCTAGGGAAATAGCAATTAATGACTTTGAGTTTAGAACAACAGCAGCGGTAGCTACTGGCACAACAGGAACAGGGCAAACTTTATCAGCAGCTAATAGTCAAATACTAGCTGGTATGACTGTAACTGGAACAAACATAACCAACAGTGTAACCGTATCCACTATTAACGGAACTGCTTTAGTTTTGAGTGGTGTTCCAGATGATGGAGGCGGCACGCCTTCAGGTACTTTAACTTTTATTGGCGCTGGGTCTACTTTTATACAAAAAGCTACAGGTCTTATTTTTTCAACAACAAATCCAAATGAAGAAAATATTGCGGCTTTAACAATTGCTGATGTGAATAAAAAAATAAACGCTAATAGTTCTGGCAGTAGTACAACAATTACTTTGCTAACTAACACTGCTTTAGATGATGGTGTTGGAAACGTTGTAGGTTTATATGAAGGCGTTACCACTGTAAAAAGTGGTGCTAACTTAGAAAACCTCACGGTTAATACTGTTGACAGTAGTAATCATACAGCTGTATTAAGTGAAAGTGTTGTATCTAGATCTGGTCAATTAGTAGTTTTTGAAAACGCAGGTAGAGTTGCTGATATAAGCTTTGTGCTAAGTATAAACCAATTCCCCACAGCAAATACAACAATAAGTTTAAATTTAGATAACTTTTTAACAATTGACCCTAACTGGTCTTAATATAATATGGGAACATTTACAATAACATTAAGCGGGAATATAAACGAATCACTAAGTATAGGCGACGCTATATATACAGCGGGTAAAGTAAACGCGCTTGACGCTGGAGGTACTGATAGCGGAATAGACAAGAATAACAGTAGTAATCTTCCAGTGTTTAGAGGTGAGGTTACAGTTATTAATCACACTACTAATGTTATAACTGTAAATGACGGTGGTACAAGCGTAAGTGGTAATAATCTTGCAAATGATATGGCTTTATTTGCTAAAAGTGGTGTTGTAAATACCTCTGGAATATCTGGGTATTACGCTAAAGTTAAAATGAAAAATACAAGTACTACTGAAGCTAAACTTTTTTCAGTTGGTTCTGAGGTGGTATAATGGTAAAAAACACACAAAAAGTGTAACAATATAATAGTAACAATTACAAATATGATAGAACTTATTTTAGAATTTTTTATTTCTTTTTTTATGTATGAAGCAAACGCTACATATGCAATCACAACACCTGAGGTGATGATGATTAGTATGGGGCTAAATTTTTTAAGCTCAAGAAAACAAAATGCTGTGGCAAGAAGAAATCAAAGAGAAATGAATGCAATGACTGAAAAGCAACTAGCAGAGTCTAGAAAGTTTAGAGACGAGCAGCAACGTCTTTTATCTATAGAAAAAGAAAAATATAGAGAAATGGTTTTTGTAAATCCATTTGAAAACATGGAAAATCCTTTTGAAGATTTAACTGTCAACACTCAACAGGCTGAGTTTATGTCTAAAAGAGGTGAACAGACAAGAGCTAATATACTAGCTTCTTTTCGTAGCGCTGCTGGTGCTAGCGGTATAGCTGGTTTAGCACAAACATTAGCAAATCAAGGCATGATACAAGATCAGAAAATTTCAGCTACCATTGGAAAACAAGAATCTATAAACCAAAAAGCTATGGCTCAAGGGGCTTTAACAGCTGATATAACAGAAAGAAAAGGTGAAGCTGGTGTTCAATCGTTAGAGAACCAAAGAAACGCTAATTTACTAAGTATGCAGGCAGCGGTTACAGCTTCTGCAGCATCTAACCTTGGACAAGCGCAGGCAAATCAAATGTCATCTTTAGTTGCTGGTAACCAAATGCAAGCTCAAGCATCTCAAAATAACATAAACAGCANGAACAATATGTTGAACACATATTTAATGACACAAGACTAATTATGAATAAATTTAAAAATATAGGAATAGCTGAGGCTGGT